ACGGAACTTTGCTCTATCAGATGTATTGTGATTAAGAATATCTACACGTACTTGTGGTATACCTGAAATCTTTTGTGCAAGTCGGTCAATACCTGACTGTAACATATTAGGTGCTGGTAGTAAGTCAGCATCAGTAGTTTCCATCTTTTCACCTAGTAATGCTTTCATACCAGCAGGACCACCATTTAAGATTGACTTAATCCTTGCTTTTTGTATTTGACGTTCCTTAGATGGTCTACCATTAACTAAGAAAGTTGCGTTGTCTACAATTTCTTTGTAGTTTTTAATTCCTAAATTTTCTAACCCCACGGTGCCTCATTATAATCGCTATATCCAAAATCTGTGTAACTAGGATTATAATCTAATCCCATACCAGCGAGTTGTTCCTTGTTCATCCTTCTAAAGACTTTCATAGGAAACCACCCTGCCATAACTATATCAGTTTTTTCTTTGTTTCGCTTAGAAACTGGTTTTCCATCAAAATATAGTAATTGTTGTCTATAAGCATTAACTTTACTCTGACTTTCTGAATTTCCAACTGGTAAATGTATTTTTTGATTTTCAAACAAGTTAGCCATTGCACCTACACCATACATAGGGTCGTGTTTGTTATTTCCAGTTATGTGACCTTGCATAGTAATACCAGAACGTAATACAAATTCTTTTATTTTATCGTCTTGTCTAATAGCTGTTTGAAATCCGTTTTCTTCAATAATCCAGTGCATTAAGTCATACTTGTGTAGCCAGTCAGACATTATTTGCAATGCGTGTTTAACACCACCACCTTGTCTATTTTCTATGTCAACTAAATATAATTCTCCTCTAGCAGCATTAATACCCCATAGTACAGCAGCTTGATAACCAGATGATGCTGGGTCAAGTCCTGCAACTAAATGTAAATTGCCAGGTACCTGCCCAATAACTAAATCAGGTCGCATACATTGGTCAATCATATTCATAGTAAAGATTTGTGTACCTTCTACAAATGCTTGATTGTAATAAACCATCTCAAAGATTTGTCTACCACCTGTAGTTTCTGCTGCTTGCATTCTTGTATTAAGCCATTTATAAGTTCTTTTGCCTGGCCATAACATACAGTCAATATGTTCATCTGGTAAATGTTCTGGTATGCCACATTCAATATCGTGTGCAGTTTCTACTATTTGTTCAAAAGAATCATTAGCAAGTAAGTGATGATACAAATCATCGTGATGTTGTCTAGAACCAATTACTACTACAGCAGTATGTTCCTCTTTACGTGATGATAATGTAGTAGTCCACCACTGTCTTGTATTTTCTCTAGCACCAGGTTGCATAGTAGTTTGATGGTCTTCAATGTCGTCTGCAATTATTAAATCACAGTCACGAGATAGAATCTTTCCACCTTTACCTACAGCAACCATAGTTGGTGATTTAATACCTGGTACTGTTCTAGTACCTACAGTAAACTGGTTTTGTGACCACATTTTTCCTGACCTATTGCCTGGTTTAAAGTTTTTACCTGGTGGACAGAAATCTTCTTGTAATCTTTCATTATCATCTAAATGTTCTAATACCGCTGATACAGCATTTTTTGCTATGTCTTCGTTACCACCTACCCACATAATTCTTATGTTAGGGTTTTTCATTATCTGATATACAGCAAAGTGTATTAATAACTCTGTTTTACCGTGTCGCGGTGGGGATAATATAATTAATTCTTTACCGTGTTCAATTGAATCTATTATGTTATTTATCCAGTTCATATGAAAGTCTGCTGTTTCGTACTTTTCCCCCGTTTCTGTACGAAAGTATTTATCGCGGAAGCTAGAAAAATTTTCTAATGCAGCTATCGCTTCTTCGTTTACTTCCCAGTCTTCTGCTGCAATTGCATTCTTTGTATCTATTTTGTATGCTGCCATCATTCTTGATACTTGTGCTGGAGATGTACCTATGTCTATGGCTACTTCTTTGGCAGTGAGGGTGCCGTCTGCTAGGTCCTCCGCGTATTTTTCGCAAAATAAATCATAGTGTGTGCCTCTTCTAACCATAGATAATTCACCATCGTCAAGCTTTAAATGATTATTGATTGGTTTTTCTGTAATCTTATCGTTATGTGCTTTTGTTGCCGCCCAGGTTCTTTTATTACATTGAGTAGAGCAGAATCTTCGTTGTTTTCCTTTTAAACGTTTTCTACATTTAGTGGCTGCACAGATAACTCGTGTTGCTTTTTTTTCTGTCATAAAACTAATTATACATAGATTGTTGCATAGATTGAATTATATGATATATTAAGTTAAATTACAAACATTGAAGGTTAGTAAATAGTAACAAGTAAAGGTGCCATCGGGAGGCAGAAAGCTCAGGACTGGTAATACAGTACACTAGAAAGGCAAACTGAGTACTCAAGAACTTTAGAAAAACTTCAATTAAACATTGACTATTACTGTATAGCCCGCTACGCCCTAAATAGCCACCATACAGTATCCAGACAGATTACCAGCATATTTTTTACTACATACGTTTAAAATAAAAGGACCTTAAGTTAAGATGTGCTAGTCAAAGGTCCATATGTAGAAATGTAAGACAATATGAAGTCATATGGACTAGATTACTTCCAGTTAACAGTTATTAAATATAATAAAAAAAATAGTCATTGCTTACATCCCCCTTGCTTTTAAATGGGGGTATATATATCTATCTATGATTATTTATATTATGTTATGAAAGGAGTTAATGTGAATAATTGTGAAATATGTGAAGAAGTAATGGAAGTTGTAGATTATGCCGATGGTGGAAGTGGCGTTAAAGATGGTAAGTTTAGCGTTGTGAAATCTTGGAGTAATTCTACTAATGATAAAGGTTATCGTACACCTAATACAAAATCTCTTAATATCCATAGAAAATGTGGATTTAAAGCTTTAGTTAATGCTGGTGTAGATATTACTTCACTCATATAATATAAAGAAGCCTAGGGGTTAGTTAGATAGCTAGCCCTTAGGTTTTTTTTTAATTCCAATATAGTGGTAGCAAAATAAAGACGAAATAATCTTTTGTTCGGCTTCCGCTTTCTTTCTATGGGGGTTTTTTCTTCCCCTATGATTTTGTATATATTATTTATTAAGGAGGATAAATGAAAGTATATGAATTAAAACAAATGATTAGTGCATTTGATAATTATTATAATCCATTGAATATAGAGTTTGATGATTTAAATACAGATTATATATCAATGGCAAAGTATTGTAACGAGTTAATGTTAAATGATAAGGCAGAAGGGAATTACTAATGAACGATAAATTAATGGATAACATAGAAGCACTACATAAAGCAGTAAACATATTACTATCTTTAGAAGTTGTTAATAGCGATGAAGGTGCAGAATTAAGTACAACTGGTTTAGATAAGTTAGTTAATAAACAACAAATTTTATTGCGTAATGATGCTATTAGTTATTTCGCAGAGCTTGATGACCAAAATAAATAATGTAAATAGTTAAGAGAACTTGAAAGGAGCAACACCATTTAACGCAATGGTTTTGAAGTTGTGTCAAGTTCTCATAAGTGTTTATGAAAGGAGATAATATGTGTCCAAAATGTAAACGGAAACATAAAACAAAAACACTAAACGGTACTTTATGTAATGAGTGCTGGGATTTAAGCTTTGACGTTCCGCTTCCCGCCTGGGTTCGCTGGAACGCCAATAAGAAAATGGATAATATGAAAGGAGATACGGTGTTATCAAACTATCCAAACTCACTTGATAAAGTGAATACAATCGTAGCAACGGGTGCGTTGACTACATTAACAAAAGATGGAAGTCCAAATGTTGGAATTGCATCAAAAACTGGAGATAAATTTATGAATGGTCTTAAGTTTATCTTTGATGGTAGAGATAATAAGCAAGCATCTTTAAATGCAGTAGCTTATGGAGAAGAACTTGTAGAGAAAATTAATGAGTTCTTTGAAGCAAATCATACTGAAGGTAAGCAAAGACCATTTGGTAGATTAATGGTTGAATGTAAAGTTCAAGCTAATAACTATCAAAAGAATGGACAAACTGTATATCAAAATGAGTTAGTCATTACAGATATATGGAATGCACCAACAAAAGCTGAAGGAGATTTTACTTACTAAAGCTTAACTAGGTTGTAGAGTGTCAGCCCCTTATGGCACTCTATAGCCTTTTTTTTATTGCAAAGCATAGGTTAGTTACACATAAAGACGAAGGAGATATATGGCAACTAGACAACAAATACTTAATCCATACAATGACAGATATCATATACATACTCATAAACATTTTGAAATGGTTAAGATACCCTACAGATGTGAACACATAGAATCTACATTTGTAGAGTATTGTGAAATAGAAATGCTTAATGAACGTATAGAAAGATTATCTAAATTGTTATGCGTATCTTGCGAAGAATATCAATTGTCACAAATAGAGGAGGAATATGTTGTGTAATTATAGAAACTGTAAAGTTATTGTTGACGAACATAACGAAGGTAACTTATGGTTACAATGGTTTGGTTCATATGGCGATTTTAAAGACAACTTAATAATGGAAAATGAAAATGATAATGAAATTATATTATGTCATAAACACGCACATAAAGTATTCAACTTAATTTATGGTTACAACAATTACGGTTCAACATCTCATAGTGGTAAAGAACCAGGCTATTGGTTTGGACATCCACGTTGGGAACGTGTAAACATTGTAACATTATTAATTATATTATTTAGAAATCCTAAACTATTACATTATGAATGGAAAGAATTACTATGGCTATCTAAAAAAGATATACACGATAGACAAAGTAAATGGACATATAAAAACATAATAAAGAATTTGTTTAAATTCAAATAATATTACACGGCCCTTCTTCCCACACGGGTTCGAATGGGCCTACTACGCATAGAAAGGAGAACAATGAGTAGTGAAATAACAACTGAAGTAGCTGGAGATATATTAGATATGATACCTAATGTATTAAAGAACCACGCAATAACTAATGTCATAATTAAAACACCAGGGGAAGTTAATAAACTGGGCGGTATTAAGTTTTTAATGACACTAGATAATATCTCATTACAATGGGATGTAACTAAAAGCGAAGATGGATATGAAATAACATATGATTATCCATTTAAAGATGAGTATGTTGAATATTCAGGTAGTGATACATTACCTTATACAGAAACAATTACTGAAGAAACACTTAGTGAAACATTTGATGAGTTAACACAATACTTATTAGATACTGCTATGGAGGAGGAATAGTGGAAGAACAAATTAAATATATATTATCAGTAATAACACTTATTGTTGATGAATTAAGTAAAAACAATGATGAATTTATGAATAAATTTATAGCTATGTCAATGGCTAATGACCATATTCGTGAAGGATTTACTGATTTTGTTAACGAAGCAGATGATGTACCAGATGAAGTTGTCACAATGATGATGGAAATTAATGAATTAGCAAAGGATATACTTAAATGAGAATGTACACAGATAGTGCAGACGCAATCAAAGCTTACGCAGAAGAAGTAGATTTTGATTATAGTCAATGCAAAGTTACTGAACATCAAGAAGGTGAAACATATCAACGTGGTGGTTTAACTTTAGAGTTTAAAAATTATCACAAAGAAAATATGCGTATCACAATTATACATAATTGGGGTGACTTATTTGATGTAACCTTTTATACTGAAGGTAAAGGAGAAGAAACTCTTAAAGACCAATACTTTAATGAAATATTACAATTATTTGAATCATTAAAAATTGCTTTAACAGGAGTAACTAGAGAGGAATGGTTACAAAAATTATTAGAAGAAGAATAATATTATACAGCCCAGTATAATAATGAGCTATCTACAGCAGTGTTTATCTCTCAACACAACCCAATCAACAACTGTAGGTAGCTTGTAGCCTATTAGTAAGACTGGTTAACTGCCCTGTTGCCCAAATACTGAACGTAGGTTACAAGCTATCTAAAGAAAGGAGAGTATGTTTAAATATCTTAAATGGAAAATTAAAGATATCTATTGGGATTATAAAATTAAACAAGACTTAAGAAATCTTGAAACAAATATTAATTTAAATCCTATGATGGAAGATTATTTTCACGAAAATTGTGGTAAAAAATTAATTGTAGATGATACAAAAGATAATGAATATTACTGCAAAGAATGTGATATGTTCGTAACGGTATTTTAGAGAGGAGATATATATGCCAAATTGGACAGACAATACAGTAGAAATTACAGGTAGTTCTGAAGCTTTAAAAGAACTACGTGAAGTAATTACAAATGAAGACGACACAATATCATTGACAAATGTTAATGACACACCAGATATATTTAAAGGTATACATTCTGGTTCAAGAACTATTGACGGAGTTAGATATAGATTGTGGCGTGAAGATGAAGAAGGCAACCCAACAGGTGTAACAGAAGAAGAGTATTCAAAATTACTTAAATTAACAGGTGCTATGGATAGTATTGATTGGCAATATAAAAACTGGGGTACTAAATGGGGTGATTGTAACACACAAGTACTTAAAGAAACTAAAACAACATTAGTACTTAACTTTGAATCAGCTTGGGGTGAACCATTTTTATTGCTTGATGACATAGCAAACAAATATAGTTTAACTATTAAAAATGTTTGGGATGTTGAATTTGATAATACTGGTTTAAGTAATTATCCAATGCCAATATTACAACGTGCTGAATTAGATAATGGATGGGCTAAATCATTAGATGACCAACGTGTATCTATTGACAGAGCTGTTGTTGAAGTATTAGAAGAAGAATAATGCAAGCTTGTAGTCACGGTGTATCTAGATACGCTAAAGATGTAACAGAAGATGATGAATTAATTACAATAGGTCATAAAAGTTTGCCTGTAATTGCAGTGTCAAGAGCATTTGGTAAAACAGTAATAACGTATGGGGATACGAATACACCAAAGCAAAAGACATTTAAAGATACAGACAATGTTGTTATTGATGAACGCGTTTACAAACAACGTATCAAAAATAACAAGTAACAGTCGGGCTGGTTTTCCCTTCTGGGTTCATACCAGCCCTTCTAATTGAAAGGAGAATATGCAAGACAAATTAGAAAGCTTAACGCATTCGCAACTTATACAAGTTATTAACTGGACTGTTAATGATTTAAATAATGCTGCAAATAATTATTCAGGACTTGATAAAAGAGTCAAAGGATGGTGTGCTATGTTAGCTGAAGCTGTAGAGTATCAAGTTAATAAAGCATATTATAAAAATTGTAAAGGAGAAGAACAGTGAATAGAAATGCTTATATACAAAAAGCACCTAAAGCAACGCAACATAAATACGAAGTAACTATGTCGTATCACAAAGCAGATAAACATAACAATACTGCTGATGGTAATGAAGACAATGTTTTAGCTTGGGCTGAGTTAGAAGATAATGAAGTAGTTATATTTACTTACATTGTTAGTGCTAGCACAATGACAGGTGCTATTGCACAAGCAAAACAACTAGATGATACACGTAAAATGGAAGTAGCAGCTACTTGGCCAAGCATTACACAACATATGCAAGATGAACACGGTGAAGAAATAACACCTAGATTGTTAGAAGATATGTATGGTTTTCTAATGGATAAAAATCAATTTCAAAATTGGTTTAATACTGAACCTACAACAATATCTTGCTTGTTATTAGCTAACAAAGATATGATACATCTAGATATGGAAAATCAATTTATAGAAAAATCAAATAATTTTATATCTGAAGTAGCTGATTGGGCTAATCAAGAGGAGGAGTAATGGGTATTGTTAACGATAACATTACTAGAGAAGAACCACCAGCAGCTGGTTTAAGTAGAAGTGGTAAACAACCAACACTACTAACAGATGCAAAGGTACAAACTTTACTATCCACACCAGAAGTGTGGTATTTAATTGGCGAATCTGATAAATGGATATCAGGTGTTAAAAAGAATATTGAGAGTATGTCACAATCAAATATCAGACACTTGAAAGACAAAGGTCAGTTCGAAATTAAACAACGTAAAAAAGAAAATGGATATGTAGGCATTTATTGTAGATATATCCCTAATAGAAAGGAGACAATCTAATGGATTGTTGGAACTTAGTAGCTAACGCTATTGGTAACGCAGACAGAATATTGTTATACGGGCCACCAGGCACAGGTAAAACATATGCAGCTGCAACAAATAAAATCGGATACAATATGGACGGAGAACCTAATGTGTATCAGATAACAATGACAGAAGATACAGCTAGTGCAAACTTGGAAGGTTTTTATAAACCTAACAATGCAGGTGGCTTTGAATGGCACGATGGTATAGCAATACAAGCGTGGCGTACAGGTGGTAGATTGGTAGTTAACGAGATTGACCACGCATCACCAGACGCAATGACATTCTTACACGCCATTATGGATGACAAAGCAATTGCACAGTTGACACTTAACAATGACAACAAAGAAACAGTAAGACCTAAAGAAGGCTTTACTGTTATAGCAACAACTAACTCAGAACCAGATAGCTTGCCTATGGCATTGAAAGATAGGTTCCCAGTAAAAATTAAGGTTGATACAATTCACCCTAAAGCACTGTCTATCTTTCCTAAGTCTTGGCATAAAGTGGTATCTGATACATCTTTATCAGAAGATATGGACACAAGACTATCTATACGTAGCTGGAAAGAGTTCTTTGACTTAACCGCTAAACAAGTTAACAAGAATATTGCAGCTCAGTTAGTGTTTGGTGAGAGAGGTGAAGAACTTCTTGACGCGATTACATTATCAGATGAAGCAAACCTACAAGATTTAGGTAAGCTTAATGAGGAAGAATAATCACGTTAATGCACCATTCCCAGAGATAGTATCTGGTAAAGCTGGTTGGCGTATCTTTGAAGACGCTGACCAGCCACGCACATCTAATATGTCTAAAGAAATGCACGTACCTTTAGACAATGAATGTGAAGAATGTGGCATTAATCACTCAAAATATATCAGACGACACGAACTAGGTCACGTCAAATGGTCACCAATGACTGTAGGTAAACTTGGTGAAGACGAAGACTCATTTTCTGTAGAAGTTTGCGAAGAAGTAAGAATCAATTACTTACTTGGTCGTAAAGGATTAGAAATGGAAGACTGGGTTATGTGTCCAGATAAAGTAACACGTTTAGATTATGAAGCTATATATAAGTTTTCAGAATATGAACTTATTACTTATCTTATGTCTAAGATGTGGCACGTAACAGAAGATAGTCATTACTATTGGAATCGTGACGCTAACAATCCAGAATATAAAAACTTTCTAAAATTAGCTAGAGAAGTACAAGACTCTGGAGAGTTAACTGGTTATAGAAAAGCACAAATAAATTGGGCTTTAGACAGAGCTAATACATTCTATAAAAAGATTCTACGACATAGAAGTAGTTATGCACCTATGGTTAGTTATCGTAAGGTTCGTAAAGTAGCAAAAGAACTTAGCAAATTACGTGATGATTTTAGTGAACGTCCAACAGACGAACAGGTTTATGAATCAATACGTAAAGCTAAAGAAGCTGCTAAACAAAAACAATCTGCTAATCGCAATGCTAGTAAGTCACAAGCCGAAGGCGAAAGTGACAATAAAACATTAGAAGAATCTATGCTTGAAAGTAAGTATGAAATGTCTTCATTATTAGCAGATGCAGATATGAATTATGAACCAGACATCAATGATATGACAGGTAGATGGGGTCGTATGGATATATACACACCAGAATTATCTGTAAACCTTCAAGGTAAAATCAAAGGTGGTAGAGAGTATAGACCTATGGATTACGGTGTTAATCCTAAGTATATGAATAGATGGTGCGTAGATAAGAAAGTCTTTAAACAAAGACAACGTACTTATGGTGGTACTATCTTAATAGACGCATCAGGTTCTATGCACTTTACTGGTGATGACATCTTAGAAATAATGCAGATGTTACCTGCTGTAAAAATAGCTATGTATAACTCAAGTAATAATCGTAATAGATTTAGTTATGAAGTAGGTTCATTACGTATTATTGGTGACAAAGGTAAACGTGTTAATCAAGAATATCTAGATAAGTGGACAGGTGGAGGTAACTTAGTAGATGGTCCAGCACTACGTTGGTTATCTCAACAAGCACCTAAACGTATATGGGTATCAGATATGTATGTATTTGGTGCAGATAATACAAGCAGTGCAAACTTATTAAAAGAATGTAACCAGATTATGAGGAAGTCTGGCATCACAAGACTAGCTGATATAGACGAAGTAAAGAGATTTGCTTTAGAACTTAATCAGTTATAATAAGGGCAAGGTTGGCATCACAGTTTAGCGGCTGGTCTGGTCCTCCTTTCCCAGGGTAAGTGCCAACCTTTCTCTTCAATTCATTTGTATTAATTTATATTCTGCTATACTACTTTGTATGGTAGACATAAATAAACTGTTGGACGAAGCACAGTATGGTTCCAGGGGTAATTTCGTAGAAAGTAGAATTACTCCTGAAGCCGCTGAGTTTTGGGAAGCAGTCAAAAAAAGAATCACAGAAGACAATGTCAAAATGAAATCATATACTTTAACAAGAATATTGAAAGACAATTTTGATATTAGAATATCTGATACGGCAATGACTAACTATTTAGAAAAGTTATACAATGCCAAATAAACCAGATAAAAAAGTGCAAGATATGCTTGCTGAAGCTGAATCAAGAGTAATTCAAGACCTTAAAAAAGATAACTTAAATCTTTTAAAGCAACTTGATAAAGCTAAAAACAAAAAAGCAGATATGGTAGACGCAGTATATCAAGCAGTAAATGCTAACTTAAGGACTTGGGATAAACCTAAGATACCTAAACCTATATTAAGTAAAAGTTCAAAGAAAGAAGAAGTAGCAATAGCTGTTCTTTCTGATATACAATTAGCTAAAGTAACACCTGAATATAATTCAGAGATTGCTGAAGCAAGAGTAATTGAATACGCTAATAAAATAGTTGAGTTAGCTAACTTACAACGTAAGTCACACCCAGTAAACAAATGCGCAGTGTTTGCAGTAGGAGATATCATAGAAGGCGAATTAATATTTCCAGGTCAGTCACACTTAATTGATAGTTCACTTTATAAACAAGTGACGATAGACGGTCCTAGAATAATGACGCAGTTTTTTGATATATTACTTGCAAACTTTAAAGAAGTAGATGTTCATTGGGTTATTGGTAATCACGGACATCTTGGTGGAAGGTCAAGAAAAGATTATCACCCAGACAGTAACGCAGACAGAATGCTTGGAAGCATAATGTCAATGATATATAGAGACGAAAAAAGAATTAAATGGACAATACCTGATAGTTCTAGTGATAACCATTGGTTTGATATAGCAGACCTTGGAGAAAACTGTAAGTTTCTATTATGGCACGGAGATAATGTCAGAGGATTTAATGGATTTCCCTGGTATGGTTTCGGTAAAAAGTTACAAGGATGGAAAACACTAGCAGCTAACGGTATGATGGAACCATTTGATATGGCTATAGCAGGACACTTTCATACACCTACAACAATGTATCTTAATGGTATTAGGTTATGGGTTAATGGAAGTACAGAAAGCTACAACACATATGCGTTAGAACAGTTAGCAAGTATGGGCAGACCTTGCCAATGGTTGTTATTTTGCAAAGATGGTGCAGGAGTAACAGCTGAATATCTTGTTAATTTAGATAATGTCTAGTATAATTGGATAGATATGTCAAGAGAGAATGTCAATTCAACTGTTAAAACAGTAGCAATTGAATACGCTGGCATAGGTAGTCAACCCTACTTCGTTATTAATGACGAACTAGGTATACGATTTATACCTATAGAACGTGGCGTAACTCAATTAGAAGTTTTAACACAAGAATAAACAGACGGCCTTATCCCCTCTTGGGTTATTAAGGCCTGCAACGAATATGAAAAGGAGAATGATGGTAAAAGATACCAAGAAATTGCTATCTCCATTTCCAGAAAACTTAGTGCGAAAAGCACCAGCTGGAAAGTTTGGAGATTATGTACCACACGCTAACTATGTAGAAAGACTACGTGATAGTGATGTGTCATATTCCTGGGAGTGTGAACCTGTATATGGTATGCACAAAGGAGAGAAGAGAATTGTCGGAGCTAAAGGCACCATAACTATTGAAGGTATGGGTAGCTACGTTGGCTTTGGCGATGTTGATACTTTCAAGTTAAACAGTGATAAGTTTAATGATGGAAGTAATCTTAAAGACGCAGAGTCAGACGCATTCAAAAGAGCTTGTATGAGGTTTGGCTTAGGTGTAGAACTATGGTCTGGTTCTATACAATCAGAAGAAGAAGCTACAACTATTGCACCTGATGGCTATACACAAGAGATGGCTGAGAAAGACGCTATGGTTGAAGTTACTAAAGTTGATATGCGTAAGAAAGAAAACAAACCTACTAAAGAAGACATTGAACGTATGAACTCTATTATGGATGACATACTCAATGCTGATGGTGGTAATACTGAAGAGCCTAAAGCAGAAGCTAAAACAGAAGAGCCACCTTTCTAATGGCACAAGATATACAATTCATAGCACAAACAGTTGCTACTATGACTGAACATATTAAAGATACAGACATACGTAGAAATGTTATTGGTAAAGCCAATGATTATGCAAAGCTTAAAAAGTTCCCTGATAATAAAGAACAGTGGAATGATGAGCAGTTGGATAAATATCTTGGAATGTTAGAAAAATTATCAGGTACTTTAGAGGCAAAGATACCAAATGACTTTGACCAAATGTCTTTGGAAGACAAGATAACAACGTTAGAAACTGCTGATGTTGTTACTGTATCAGATATATCTAATGTAGTAGAGAAAGTAGTAAATAAATTGGAAGAAAAGAAAACATATCGTGACGATTTGAAATGCCCTTATTGTGGCCAAATGGTTTACGATAATAGAAACAATAAGAAGTCAGACAAAAGCCCTGACTTTGTATGTTCTACAAATGACCCTGCTATATGCGGTGGACATAGTGGAAAGTGGAGAAAAAGTTGGTGGATGGACAACTCTGATTTACCAGAAGAGTGGAATCTATCAATGGATTTATAAGGAGGAATATGATTGTAAAATCATTTAGAGGTAAAAAAATACCTAGTTATATTAAGTCTAAAGAAAACTTAATTAGGTACGTACTAGAAACAGAAAGATACAATGAACCTATTAGTAATAGTGAATTTGTATTTGACTTAAGATGTACACGATTTGGTGGCACATTGTTTAACCTTAGGGAAGAAGGGTATGACATTGTTACTATGCCAGCTAAAGAGCGTGGTCACTTTAAATACTACGTAATATCTACACCAAATGATACACGTAAAGAGTTGGCTAAAAGCAAACGTCTACATAAATCTAGACAAGAAGCCTAATTATGATTGGTATATTACTCAGTTGCGCAGTTACATTGCCTGTGAGCGTGGAGAGCTTGACTGAGTATATCCAATGTCGTAATGACGTATATATGATTGAGTATGTTGAACAATGGAAACCATTAGTTGACAAATATTTTGACACAACAGATGACAAAATACAGGCGTTAAAAATTATATACTGTGAAAGCAGAGGTAAACCAAACGCTAAAGGACTTAATAAAGACGGTACATACGACATAGGTTTATGGCAGTTTAATGACAATACTTGGACTTGGCTTAAACCTAAACTTAAAATCAAAAAGAAAAGGACAGACCCTGAGACAGCTACAGCAGTAGCATCTTGGTTAATATACAATGACGGTTGGCACCATTGGAATCCAAGCGCACATTGTTGGAAGGACACTTAATGGCAGAAAATATATTTAGCAGCCCTATGCAACTAAGAAAGTGGGCAGTTAATTTAATAGACCAATTAGGTTCACCAGTAACACAAACTGGACCTAATACAAAAGAAGTTGATAAATTGTTATCACAATTTGTATCTGATTATAACTATCAATTTGAACAACAAAAGAAACGAGAAGAAGAATAATGTCACATCCTATACCTGGTATGTCATATTATTGTGAAGAATGTAATGTACAACTAGAAGAAGTACATAATTGTAAGGAGGAATAGTGGTTTATAACGCGACCAATAATAGCGTGTTTGCACCTAAAGGGTACAATGATTTATCTAACGACCAGTTAGTAGAACAAGCTAAACGTAAGATTAAGAAACGTAAAGCTAAGATGGAGTACGCTAAAACAATAGATAGCTTTGGCGGAAAGAGATTTCTTGGCTTGACGCCAAAGGGCAATAGGGTATTTGCTAGTTACACTGTATATAAAGACGGTGATTTAAAGATAGACTTTACTCATAACTTATCAGTCTTATTACAGGAAGGAAGTATGTTTGCTGGCCAACGTTATACATATAAACATAACGAAACAATATATGATACAGACGAACAGCTTACAAGAAAAATATCACATCAACGTGGTGAAGTAACAGTAAGAACTTTATATTGGTTACAACGTCTTAAGAATTTAGCTGACGCTAAAAACTATAAAGGCTTTGATAAGAAAAAGAAAGTTACTAAATTCTTTTTAAGTAAAGTAGCACACGCTATATATGTAGGTGGTGGTACTGGCGATACAGAGATTAGTTACGCAGATTTGTATAGAGCTTGGGATTTTCCAGAGTATGACCCATACTTTAATCCTGAAACTGTATACAGTTATCCTGATGAACTATAGGCCATTACCTAAATCATTAACTATAAAGAGGTCCAAGGTGGAAGGATTGGGCCTCTTTAGTACACGTCCTATACCTAAGCATACAACACTAGGTATTACTCACGTAGTTGATGATTTGTTTCAGCACGGTGTAATTCGTACACCATTAGGTGGATTTATAAACCATAGTAATTTTCCTAACTGTGAATTAATAAAAGGCAATAAAGTTTTTTTATTAAGAACATTAGTAGAAATAATTACAGGCGAGGAAATTACACTTAAATACGAGCTTTATAATCCAGAGGAGGAATGATGGACAATCTATCAGAAATAAGAGAACAGGCCCTTAAAAGGGCTAGAAACGCGTGTGAGTGGCCAAATTGTGGCAATACTAACTGGCTAGAACTAGCACACATATTAGGTATTGGTATGGGTGGTAGAGATAAACAAAGTAAATACGATATAAATAATGTAGCTATGTTATGTAAAAGACATCACGACATATATGATGGCAAAACTATATCAGGTGCTAAAAGAGATTATAGAGATTTATTACAGGCTTATCTAAATAGATATAGAACTACTTAGAAAATTCTCCACCACCACCGCCACCATACTTCATCATACCTAAACCTACAGCACCACGTGTAGCTAGAGTAGATGGTCCTGGTTTTGTTTTAACAAGATTCTTTGTACTAGGACCTTTACCTGTACCTATATTTTTAAATATAATACTTGGTGTTTTAACAGGACCTGATTTTCTAAACCAACCTTTAGTATTTTCATAATGTCTATTTGATAAACCACCTCTATAACTGCTTGTAGGAACAACAGAACCTGTTGTATTTGTTTTTACAAAACCTTTTTTAATATATGAATTATTAGGAGTTTGATATGGCGCACCTGGTTTTTGTCCAACATTTATTCTTTTTTGATAAGGGCCATATGTTTGTGGTTTAGTTTCCCAAGGAAATTGTACAGGTTGTGTCATTAGTAACCTAGTA